GAGCAATGGTGGACCAAGGGGACCCTCCCTAGCCCCATTGCCGAGGTCTGGGGATACATCTTTATCGCAAATCATATCGAATGATTTACGAATGAATATTAAGAAAACATTGCTCGATGATGACCTACCGCCCGATAATATGTCGGCTCGTTCTGCTACAGAAATAAATGCTCGGCTATCTCAGCTTGCTGCCAATCTTGGTTCAGCGTTTGGCAGACTCATATCTGAAACAATGTTTCCGATTGTGCGAAGAACGCTAGAGCTGATGGATGAGAGAGGCGATATCCGTTTACCGTTGAAAGTCAACGGGGTAGAAGCTGGTGTTGTTCCGTTATCTCCATTAGCGATGGCATCAAATATGGATAAACTAAGCGAGGTTTTGCAGTTTCTTCAGATAGCTCAAAGCCTTGGTCCGGTTGGACAAACTTTACTTAAAACAGAAGCAGTTGGCGATTATATAGCAGACCAGATGGGTGTCCCGGCTAGTGTCAGAACAACACCGGAAGAGCGTGAACAGATACAAGCGCAACTTGTTCAAGCTGCTCAAGCCGCTGCACAAGAGCAAGGACTACAATGAACAATCAAGCGAATAGAATAAGAGGCATCAACCAGCCGGGTTGGGATGGTTTAGATGCAGTTCCAGAAATCACGATTTCAGAGGATGTTGAGAAAGAAACAGACGTTATCTTTGCTCAGACATTTCAAACCGACGCTGGTATCAAAGCTTTAGAATATCTACGTAAAGTAACAATCGAGCAACCAGCTTGGATACCGGGGGCTGACCCTTCATTCGGATATGCAAGGGAAGGTCAAAACTCACTTGTTAGAGAAATAGAACAGAGGATTAAACGTGTCAGAGGATGAAAACCAACAAGCAGAAGGCTTGATGCCAGCACAAGCTCAAGCAGAAGAATCGACAACAGAAGAGCCAATATCGCATTTACAAGAATCTGAAACTGAGCCGGGTATTGAAGAGGATGAAACCTATGAGCGCCCGGATTGGTTTCCGGAGAAATTCTGGGATGAAAAGGAAGGCCCGGACTTAGAGAATATGACTAAGTCCTAGAAACACGGGGTGTCACAGATTGCTTTTGACGAGTTAGCCGGAAGTGTGGCTGAACTAACGGCCTCAAGCGCACAAGATACGCAAGTTTCAATGGAAGCTGAGAAAAAAGCATTAGGGGTTAATGCCGATGCTATCATTGAGTCTAATGTAAAGTGGGCTGACAGTTTGGCAAATAAGGGAATTATCTCTGAAGACGAGCGAACGGAGCTTGCTTTTTGGGGCGGTACTGCCGTTGGGCAGCGCCTGATGCAGAAGGTCCGAAGCATGACGGGTGATTTAAGAACTATGCCGGTTGCTCAAGTTCCGGACGGAAAACAATCACCCGAAGAAAAAAGAGCTGAACTTTTGGCAAGTATAGCCGACCCTAGATATAAAAATGAACCAGCTTTTAGAAATTCAGTTTACAAAAAATTAGGGATTCAAACAGAATAAATAAAGGTACAAATACAAAAAGGTACTACTAGTATATTTACAAACGTGTAAATATCGTTTATCTAGAAAGAGACTGATAACCCATAAGGGCCGGTCTGGCGTGTAGAAATACACCGTTGCGCGACGTATCGCGAAGCCAGAGGCCGGAGTTACTCCGACAACCCCATAGGCGCATTAAAGTTTTTGTGTGTTTAATTAGGAGTAAAATCATGTCAACACAATTATCGGACGCTTTCGTCCAACTATTTGAGGCAGAGGTGCATCAAGCGTATCAAAGCGGTGCGGTTCTGTCTGGTGCGTGTCGCACTAGAACCGGTGTTGTAGGAAGTCAGGTAAACTTCCCCAAGGTCGGTAAAGGTCAGGCAAGTGTAAGAACACCGCAAACCGACGTTGTTCCAATCAATGCTGATTTCAACACAGTTGCTTGTAGTCTAACCGACTTTGTTGCAGCGGAGTATTCTGATATTTTCAATCAGGCAAAAGTCAATTTTGACGAAAGGTCAGAATTGGCAAGTTTGCTTGGAAATGCGATAGGCCGTCGTGAGGACCAAATCATTATTGACGCACTTAATGCTGCATCGGCTGGTTCATCGGTAGCAAAAACTGTTGTCACAACTGGCTCTGCTTCAGCATCTAATTTGAATGTTGGTAAAATCATAGCAGCTAAAAAAGCCTTGGATGCAAAAAATGTCCCAGCAACAGACCGTCACTTTGTAATTCATGCCAATAACTTGGCTGGTCTTCTTGGTGATGAACGTGCGATTTCGAGCGATTTCCAGCAGATTCAAAATCTGGTCCAAGGCAGTGTCAACTCCATGATGGGGTTCACCTTCCATATGGTTGGAGACAGAGATGAGGGTGGTCTGCCTTTATCGACTAATGACCGTACCGGATTTGCTTTTCATCGGTCAGCCATTGGTGTAGCGGTTGGTATCGCTCCAAAAACAGAAATCAACTACATCCCAGAAAAAACATCGTTCTTAGTAACCTCGATGCTTTCAATGGGCGCGGTTGCCATTGATGTCGATGGTATCGTTGACGTGGTTATGGACGAGAGCTAAGAGGAGATTATAACATGGCTTTTTCAAGAGATGGATGGAATCCAATAGGGGGTCAGTCTAAAAAAGGCACAGCTCCTCAACTGTTCACCTACACAACTACAGATGCAGTCACAACCGTTGATGGAAATACTTACTTCAATGCTGTGTCGCAAGATGTTGCAGTCGGGGATATAATTATATCGGTTACATCCACGGGAGGCACGTTAGCCTCATCAATCCACACAGTCGTAAGTAACTCTGGCGGTGTGGTTGACGTTTCTAACGGAACTTCAATTTCTCAGACTGATGATAGATAATATTAGACGGGGCGAGAAATCGCCCCCTCTTTCCAACGGAGTAATTTATTATGGCATCTGGTGATACAAATGTGGGAATATGTAATAAAGCTCTGTTGTTGCTTGGTGCAGATTCCATCACTAGTTTTACCGATGGAACACCGGCTGGCGCTGCTTGTGAAGTAATTTACGACGAGGTTAAGTTATCTACACTTGGGATGTATCCGTGGTCGTTTACAATTGCTAAAACACAACTCACGAAAGATAGCAGCAATGACCCAGCCAACGAATGGACAAATCAATTTACCCTTCCAAATGATATGATACTAGGGGTTCCGCGAGCTGTCAGAACAAGCTCGACTCCGGGAGCGCAATTATTCAAGCAATGGGAAATAGCGCAGTCAACTGGTGGCGGTGTTGTGCTTATGACAGATGCTACCGAAATACATATTGATTATCAAAAATCACTGGCTGAAGGCTCAATGCCTACTTATTTCGTTACATTGCTTTCCTACCAGATGGCTTGGCATTTGGCTGAAGTCATTACTGACCAAACAACCAAAGCAGAATATTGGCGAACAGTTGCGCTTGGCACACCGGGCGAGGGTTTACGCGGTGGTTTTTTCCGGCAAGCTGCGAATATTGACGCTGGCGGTCAGACTCCGTCAGTGGTCGGTGATTACTTACTGACGGATGTGAGATGAGTAGAGTACAGCAATATCAATCAAATTTCACGGTTGGCGAGTTAGACCCCCTACTCCGGGGCCGAATTGATTTACAGCAATATTATGGCTCGGTGGATACTGCTACTAATGTTGTGTTTGAGCCTCAAGGAGGGTTTTCCAGGAGGCCCGGCTTACGTTTTGTAAAAGACTGTACAACGAATAATCCTATTGGTGAGAGTAGACTAATACCGTTTCAGTTTTCTACAACCCAAAGATTTATGTTGTTGATTACCAAGTTAGATTACACAAATAGTTTTAGGTTGAGTGTTTTTAACAATCAAGTTTTAATCTCAGGTTTACAAAGGTCGGGAGTCCCAGTTACATCAGGTGGTCAATCCGACACCACTTACATACAGTTTGCGTATGGTTCTGGATTATATAATCCTAACAATCCGGGTAATAATTCTGGTTTTCAACCCGATTTTAGTAAATTTTATTTCACTCAAAATGCAGACTCATTAATACTTACACATGAGTCTGTTCGTCCTATAAGAATTGCTAGACTTGA